AAGGCTCAGCTAGTCGCCAAGAAGTACAAAGCTGCTGGTGGTGGCTACAAGTGAAAGCTCCACAACAAAGCCTTAAAGATTGGGGGGCGCAGAAATGGAGGACCAAGAGTGGTAAGAAATCTTCCGTCACAGGCGAGCGTTATCTACCAGAGAAAGCGATCCAATCTTTATCTCCAGCAGAGTATGCAGCGACGACTAGAGCGAAAAGAGCTGGTAAAGCTAGTGGAAAGCAATTCGTTAAACAACCCAAATCAATCGCAGCAAAGACAAAGGGATTCCGATAATGGCTGAAGGCGACAAAAAGAAAAAAGAAGACGGTGGGCGTACACAGTACATCGACCGTAAGATGAAAGAAGGCACCGCAAAGAATGTGCTGATGGGTACAAGCCGCCTTCTGGATAAAGCAGGTTTTCGTCAAGACAAGACCTATGAAGGTAAGTCTGATGAGGAACTCGCCACCAAAAAGCGTGCTGGTGGTAAGGTAAAAGCCAAAGAAGGCAAGTGGATTCAGTCAGCCATCAAGAAGCCCGGTGCCCTGCGTGAACAGCTTGGGATCAAGGGCAAGAAGCCTATCCCGGCAAAGATGCTTGATCGGGCTACGAAGGCCCCTGGGAAGCTAGGACAGCGTGCTCGGTTGGCAAAGACGCTTAAAGGAATGAAATGACCACTTCTAACACGTTTGCCTTTAACCTCGACCTAAACGACATTATCGAAGAAGCATACGAGAGATGTGGGGTAGAGGTGCGCACGGGCTACGAGCACCGAACGGCTAGACGGTCATTAAACCTTTTAACGATTGAATGGGCATCTAGGGGCATTAACCTCTGGACGATTGAAGAGGGTGAAATTATTCTCACCCCCAATAAAATAGACTACGAACTACCAGTAGACACCATAGATCTTTTAGAGCATGTAATCCGCACAGGTACTGGGCAAAACCAGACCGACATTAACATCACTCGTATTAGTGTTTCTACCTATTCCACGATTCCAAACAAGAACGCTACGGGTAGGCCGATTCAGGTCTGGATTGATAGGCAGTCTGGAGCTACAACACCTGTAGCGAACCCAAATCCGCCGCCCCCTACCATCGTAAAAAACCCCAAGATCTACGTCTGGCCTGCACCGGATAACTCAATTGAGTACACCTTCTACTACTGGAGACTCAAGCGGATTGCTGACTCTGGGGGTGGCATTAACACTCAGGACATTCCGTTTAGGTTTCTCCCCTGCCTTATTGCTGGGCTGGCGTACTACTTGTCTATGAAGATTCCTGACGCATTAGGTCGGATGGAGATGCTCAAGATGGAGTACGAGCAGCAGTGGATGATTGCTTCAGACGAAGACCGCGAGAAGGCTGCGCTGCGGTTGGCCCCAAGAGATACCTTTTATAACTCATAGCCATGCCTAGCAAGTTTGCCTCTGGTAAATACGCTATATCGCAGTGCGATAGGTGCAACTTTAGGTTTCCGCTAAAGAAGTTAAGACGTTTAGTCATCAAGACAAAGAACGTTAATATCCTAGTTTGTCCAGAATGTTGGGAACCCGACCAGCCTCAGTTGCAGCTAGGGATGTATCCCGTTAACGATCCACAGGCTTTACGTAACCCTAGACCTGACTCAAACAGCTACATTACGGGAGGTGCGACAGGGCTACAAATTGAACCTGGCGGTGGGCCTTTAGGTAGTGGAGACTCGTCTGGTGGTAGTAGAATATTCCAATGGGGTTATGCTCCTGTAGGCGGTGCGAGAGCTAACGCTGACGGGCTTACACCGAACAATCTGGCGCTGGGCGTAACGCTTGGCACTGTAACCGTAACAACTTCATAGGAGTAAATCATGGCAGACAAAGAAGCAATGCAAGCACTTAAAGAGCATGCCAATAAACCCGCTGGTAAGGCTCATAAAGGCCTGAAAAAAGGTGGTAAGACCAACCTCGACATGAAGAAGTACGGGCGTGGTATGGCTAAAGTGATGAATCAGCGGTCTTCTTCAAGGGGGCGATAATGGGCAAATACAGCATGAAAGTTAAGGGTAAAGAGGTGGGAGACGGCGCTCTCTACGCCCCGCCGCACACGATGGACGGCAAGCCAACTAACGTGAAAACGTATACGCCTATTGCAACTGGATCAAGGGCTGTAGATGAGATAAACATGTCTACGGGCTACTACAGCAAAGGTAACTACGCCCCGATTAATCCTTACGGGGTTGGTGAGATGCGTGGGTATGGCGCTGCTATCAAGGGACGCAAAATCAGCGGAAAGATGGGCTAAATGAACTACACTCAGCTCTTTGAGACCATCAAGGGATACGTTGAAAACGATTTCCCCGATACAACCTGGACGGATTCCGACGGTACAGGCACGGTTGTTTTTGACCAACAAGAGCAGATTGATACATTCATTGAGCAGGCTGAAGAGCGGATCTTTAACTCCGTTCAGTTTCCCTCTATCCGTAAAAATGTAACTGCCTTAACAAGCGCGTTCCCGGCTGATTCTCGGGCTATGTATTTAGGTGCTCCTGGAGATTTCTTGGCTACGTATTCTATGGCGGTTATTGACGATAGCGGTAATTATGAGTATTTGCTTAACAAAGACGTCAATTACTTAAGGGCTGCTTACCCAAACCCTTCTACAACAGGAATCCCTAAGTATTACGCTTTGTTTGGTCCGACCACTACGAACACTGATCCACCTGTAATCACGAACGAGTTGACCTTCCTTTTAGCGCCCACTCCGAACATTGCATACACTATTGAGATGCACTACTTCTACTACCCGGAGTCGATTGTTACGGCGGGTACGACGTGGCTTGGGGATAACTTTGACACCGCGTTACTGTATGGGGCACTTTGTGAGGCGTACACCTTTATGAAGGGTGAGCCGGATGTCCTCGCCAACTACAACAAGCGGTACGAAGAGGCCATGATTTTGGCTAAACGTCTTGGTGATGGTATGGAGCGCCGAGATGCCTATAGGTCTGGTCAGGTCAGATTGTCGGTGAACTAAATGGCTTTCACTGGAAATTATGTTTGCAATTCCTTTCTTTCTCGTGTCCTTGACGCAGATTTTGATTTTGGCTCAGGCACAGCAGATGTCTACAAGCTTGCTCTGTACACTAATGCGGCGACCCTAAATGCTGAAACCGCTGCCTACACTACGGACGGAGAGGTCGTTGCCTCTGGGTACACAGCTGGCGGTCCTGTTATTACCCCGACAAAAGGCATCACAGGCAATACAACAAGTGGCACAGCCTTTGTCAGCTTTGCCAACGTCTCCGTGTCTGCTGCTTTTACGGCCCGTGGCGCGTTGATTTATAAGGAGAATATAGGTATTGGTAATCCGGCTGTTTGTGTTTTAGACTTTGGTTCAGACAAAACGTCCACAACGACGTTTACAGTAACTTTCCCCCTTGCATCCAGCACGGATGCACTAATTCGACTTTCTTAAGGAGTAAATGATGGAATCAAAAGCACGAAGCACCGATAAGGTAAACGCTACTATTGAGCGTTTTTCTGGTTTTAGCGAAGGCGCTGTTGGCGGCGGTGTCTTTATATTTGAAGCCTACGACAAAGACGGCAACCTGAAATGGCGTGATGAGGCTAAAAACCTGACCACGAATACAGGTCGTCAAAGCATGAATACCGAGTTTTTTACCGGTACGAGTTACACGGCTGGTTGGTACATCGGTTTGGTGAACAATACCCCCACCCCTACTTATGCTGTAGCTGACACCATGGCGTCCCACGCTGGTTGGGTAGAAACTACAAGCTATTCAGGCACAAATCGTGCAACGGCTGACTTTGGTACGGCTACTTCAGCAAATCCTTCGGTAATCGCTAATACGGTTGCTTCGGGTGGTACGGTTGCGGTATTTAACATTACTGGCACGGTAACTATCGACGGCGCGTTCTTAACAGAGACTGAGGACAACTCGACCAATACCGGCATCCTGTTCTCAGTTGCAGCTTTTGAAGCCCCAGGTGATCGTTCGGTTGTCAACGGTGACACCTTGAATGTGACATATCAGTTCAGCCTTGCTGACGCTTAAGGAGTAGAAAATGGCAACAACATTTCAAAAAGGCCAGACTGTTCGTTTAGCCAAAACTGTTCCGCAAGGGACGATTGAAAAGCTTCGTATGGATGAAGATGGTAACTTCTTCTATCTTATGCGGTGGGTCAAAGAAAATGGCAAAACTACGTCTCGCTGGTTTGCAGAAGACGAACTCGTAGCCGTAGAGTAAATGTCTGATATTAGCGGTTGGAGTTCTGGCCCTTATGGGTCTTCTTCATGGGGTGGTTCTGCCTATGTCCGTGATATAGCGGAAGCAGCAGCAGCTTCAGAACTTCTATTCGCTTTAGGTGCCTTTACCCCAACGATTGCTGAAGGAGCGTCAATAGCTGAGATTGTTGACTCAGCTGGTAACGACTTTACCGCAGCCATCATAGAAGCCGGTACGGGGGCTGAACTTGTTAGTAGTGGCCCGATATATCCCAGGGCAGTGGCAGAGGCAGCTACGGCTGCTGAACAGCTTTTGGGTGGGTACGCAGTTGGTAGCTCAATAATTGAGCTTGGTACGGCTTCAGAGACTGTCACATCCTTATACAACGTCGGGGCCACAGTCGCAGAAGCATCGAACCTAACTGCAGGCTGGCGTGGGGGTTTTCCCTATGATGCCCTAATTAGCACGATTGGTTGGGATAAGGGTGAATATGGCTTTGGCGCTTGGGGGTTTGGTAATGGTGGTATTAAGGTAGCGGCTACCCCATCAGCTACCCCTGAGCTTGGAACTTTGATTTTAGAAGCCGCAGGTGCGGCGGATCAAGTTTCTGTACTGCAAGACCTGTCTTGTACGATTTTAGAAGCTGCACTGGCGCAGACTCAGATTTCAGCTTTGTATGACGTAAATTCGCTCGTCCAAGAGATCGCCCAAGGGGCGGATACCGTCTCCGCGTTTGTTCAGCTTGGCAACGTCGTCGTAGAAGCAGCCCAAGCAGCAGAGCTAACGTCTGGCGGTGTTCTTTTTGGTAGCGCTATTGTAGAATCAGCTACAGGTGCTGAGGAAGTTTCGGCTATCGTTATCTTGATTCCAGCCTCAATTACGGAGTCAGCCACGGGTGCAGAATTACTTAGTACAATCGCAACACTCAATATTCCTGTATTAGAGGGAGCAATCGCCTCTGAACAAAACGTAGCAGTCGTAATATTCAACTCAAATATTTTGGAAAGTGCCGACATGGCTGATGAAATCTCTTGTAGGCTGCTGTGGGAAATCATCAATACGTTCGACGACACAGACTGGAATGTCACTCCAACTAGTAATTAGGGGTAAAAAATGGCAAGCACTTACTCTCCTTTAAAAATTGAGCTAATCGGTACCGGTGAACAAGCCGGTACGTGGGGCACGACAACTAACACCAACCTTGGTACGGCTCTTGAAGAAGCAATTACCGGGTCAGCAGACGTAGCCTTTTCCAGCGCAGACGTCACCCTCACCCTAACAAATAGCAACGCTGCTCAGACGGGACGCAATCTCAGGCTAAACCTTACTGGTACGTCCGGTGGCGCCAGGAACCTGGTCCTCGGGTCAGGAATGCAGATTGAGAAGCTTTACCTGATCAACAACGGCCTGGCCGATGCGGTTACGGTAAAAAACACTACAGGCACGGGAATAGCTGTCGCAGCAGGAAAGACGGCATTTGTCTTTAACAATGGCACAAACGTAGTTGATGCAATAACCCATTTGTCTTCTCTTACCCTTGGCGCGGCGTTACCGATTGCTTCTGGTGGTACGGGCATAACCGCTTTTGGCACAGGCGTAGCGACTGCTTTAGGCCAAAACGTCACAGGTTCTGGTGGTATAGCACTTGCAACGTCACCAACTTTTGTTACTCCCACCCTCGGTGTAGCAACAGCAACAACGGTAAACGCCACGACATTTGATACCAATGTTGCCGCAGCTGGTGTAACGCTTTCGGGCACGACCCTGGCTGCAGACGGCACGGACGCTAACATTAGCATTACAGCCACACCCAAAGGAACTGGTGAACTTGTAACAGCCAATTTTATGTCCGGGGTCTTTTCCGACCGAGTGGTTGCTCTGGGAAACATTGGGGCAGGCTTAACGCTTAACGCCTCGCAGGGAACGGTCTACACAGCCACCCTGAACCAAACCGGAACCCTGACTCTTGGATCCTCAAACGCAACCGCAGCAAGGGCAACATCGTTTACTTTGGTGCTTACCAATGGCACAGGAGGTCCTTTCACTTTGACTCTAGCCGGTGGTACATTTAGGTATTCTGATGGAACGATTAGCCGTACAACGACTGCAAACGCTATAGACGTTTGGTTCTTTTTCTCAACCGACGGTGGGAGCAACTGGTTTGTCTCAATCCC